CCTTCGCTTGAGATTCATGACCGCAACTCGTTATTTCGCGCCCCAAACTGAAGGCGTCACCCTTGGCCCTTGGTACATCGACGAAGCCAAAGCCCAGACAGCGGTTGACTCCCTTAACCGAGAGTGGGAGGGCAAGCGTACCTTTCAGGTAAGCACCTTCATCTCTGACTCTTACTACCGAATTCACTACATCGACCAACCATGACCGCCATGGGGCTTCGGCCCCTTTCCCTGTGCTCCTCGCTTAAAACTATTGGAGATTAACGCTCAATGACTAATCAGATCACACGCGACGAACTCCTTGATCTCATCTTCGTTGAAAAAGGGGTAGCCGGCAATTGGTTCATCTCAGGCGTTAAAAGCGACATCTACGGCAAAGTCCAGGGCGACGTTTACGGCGATATTAGTGGCGGTGTTTTTGGCAACATTGAGTATTCCGTTATTGGCGACGTTATTGGCGACGTTGGTGGCAACGTTGGCGGGACAATTGACGGTCGCGAATGGAATTTCGTTGAAACCCCTAAGGAAAAGCTTCAGCGACTGGTCAAAGAAGGTGCTACCAAAGAAGCACTTCTCGCAGCAATCGACCAACTGGAGGGCAGCTAATGACCAGGCCGGGGAGCCTGCAAATACAAAACCGCGTGACGCGGAAATACAGGGCAGCTGCTGGGGCTGATCCATCCCCCGGCCATTCACACCCCTAAAACACAAATGCCAATCGATTGCCCAAACTGCGGTGAGCCCGTCATCCGCACCACATGCACCAGGCGCAAAGTTGACATCCGCATTCGTTACCGTCGATGCCCGGCTTGCAATCATCCGTTCAGGACTGAGCAGGTGATCACACCTGAAATTCCCATCAACAGAAAGCGCCTCTACGGTGCGCCAAAAAGCGCGAAGCTTCAACCCTTTGAAGTCGCTGACATCAAAAAGTTTTTGCGAAATAATGTCTTCACTCCATATGAACTCGCGCTTCAATACGACGTTTCAGTCGATGCAATCCGCCAAATTCGCTCAGGCAGAACCTGGGCTACCATTGAGCCTGCGCTATAATATTTCGCAATAGTTATTTAAAATGGCAAACTTAAGAAGGCGACATTACAAACTAAACTCAAAAGTGATCGAAGCTGTTCGTCATCTTGCAGAATATGGCGCAGCATTAGAACATATCGCCGCAGCGGTTGGTGTTAGTTATGCAGCGTTAAAGCAGTGGATTGGCAATGCAAAAGGCCCTAGTCCTACTGAGGAAGAAATAGCTCTTTTAGATGCGCTTAATGAAGGTCGTGCAGCTGGCGCTCATAAATTCATAAATATCATCACAAATTGTGCTCAAGAAGGAGACAGCAAATCAGCGCAATGGATGCTTACTCATAGCCCGTCATACCGTAAGCACTACAGCGACAACGCAGCCGTCACACGAGCCAGAAATGAAGGCATCGAAGCCGCTGTCTCAGCCATCGCTGAGGCAAACCTCACGCCAGAACAAGAGCGCACCGTCTTGCTTCGCATTCAAGCCAAGACCGGTCAAGAGTTAGTGCCCAGTGAAGAGGAATAACCCAATCCTGGCCAGGCTCGCAGAACTGCAGGTTGCAGCCGTTGGCACCGGTGCAGCCTTGGCTGATGTTGATGACCTCCTAGAACGCATCGCCGCAACGCTCAACCCTGGCCAGCTCAACGCCTTCGAGGTGGAGCGGCTTGGCGCTATCGCATCGTCGCAAGGTGGAGCGCCGGCCAGCATCCCTGAGATCGGCATCAGCGCTGGCTATGGCAGCGGCAAGACCTATTGCGCTCATGCTGTTGCCGTTAAGTTGGCCGCCTTGAACCAGGGCTTTTTCGGTTCAGTCCTAGAGCCCACCAGTGATATGGTGCGCAGAATTTGGGTGCCAAAATTCGAGGATTTCTTAGACAGTTTCGGCATTCCATACACCCCACGAGTGGCGCCGTATGTAAGTCACACGTTGCACTTCCCAGGCGGTGATTCAACAATCCTTGGCCTGTCGTTTGAAAATTATCAACGCATCGTGGGCGACGATTGGGCCTTCGCAATCATCGATGAGGTTGATACTGCGAAAGCCTCGATCGCTCAGCGTGCCTATGACAAGATTCTGGGTCGTATCAGGGTCGGAAACTTCAACCAGCTCCACTGCTACTCAACGCCAGAAGGGTTTGGGTTCCATTACCAAACGTTCGGCACTGATGCAGCACGGGAGGGCAAGCGCCGAGCGTTGCTACGGATGAAGACCGCAGATAATGCCCATAACCTCAGGCCGGGCTTCGTCGATGACCTGCTGAGCCGTTACACCCAAGAGCAGTGCCGGGCGTATCTAGATGGTGTATATCAGAACCTTGCGACTGGATCTGTCTTTGACAGGTTTGACCGTGCCAAGCATGTTGCCGACGTTGATGATGATCCAGAAGAGCCGCTGAGAATTGGCATTGATTTCAATGTGGGCAATACAAATGCCTGTATTGCTATCCGGTCTGGTAACGCCCTGCATTTCATCGATGAAATCAGCGGGGCCCATGACACTGATGCCTTGGCGCAGGAGATCTGTGCTCGCTATCCAGGCCGCACGCTTTACGGCTACCCAGATGCCTCAGGAGGGAATAGATCAACCAACGCAACCAAGACTGATCTGGAGATACTTCTGAGCTATGGCATCAGCAACCAATCGCCTAAAGCCAATCCCAGGGTGGCTGATCGGGTTTCTGCTTTTCAAGGTGCTTTGGAGAACGGGAAAGGCGAAATCAGAATCCAGATCAACCCACGATGCAAACGGCTGATCGAATGCCTAGAGCTGCAGGCGTATAACGAGCGGCAGGAGCCTGACAAGGAATCTGGCCATGACCATATGAACGACGCGGCAGGCTATCTCGTTTGGAGAGAGCTGAACCCACTGCACCGCAGGGCTGGCCGTGGCACCGGCATTAGACTGTATTAACGAAACGTTGAACAATGGCCAAGCGCGGCGGCAGGTCTGGCAGGAAGTACGTCCGTGACAACCGTGGGCGATTTGCTACGACTGGCGCCACTGCTCGCGGAGGCAGGCTGAAGACTGCTGGCGGCAAGAAGCGGGCAACTCAGACCGTAAAAGCAAAGACAAACGGCAAGCCTGGCGGCACGTTAAAAGCCAAGCCGAGATCTGAGGGGCAAAAATATGCAAAGCGAGTCCAAGCCGGTAAAGATTTAAAGCGGTCGCAATTAACAGCCAGACAGAAAAAATTCTTTGCCGAAACGCAAAAAAGGCTAGATGCGGCACCATTGGCGCAAAGCAGAGCAGCGAAGCCAGCAAATTTAAGCGCTCGTGACGCGGCAACAGCTAGGCTGGAAATCAAAACGGCAACGCGGCGAAAGCTCAGGGCTGATCGCAGCTCAGTGATCCCGGCAAACCCTAAAGCGCGGCGAGTGCAAGGCGCTCGAATTAGCAGCACAGTAGCCAAAAAAGCCCGCGCTAAAGGCAATGCACCGGCCACGATTGCAAATAGGATTAAGCGTAAATCTGCCGTAAACAAGGCAAATCTCAAAGAAAATACCCGCTACGGGAATGTGACAGATAGCAAGCGGTATATGCGTCAGGTTAAAACAAGCACGACCCTGGACCGCGCTCAGAACTATCTAAAAACAGGCCAAAAGGGCAAGCCAACTGAAAAGGCGCGAAGAGCACTTTTAGCCGCAAAAAGAGCGCCTGAAATGGCAGCGGCGATGGCGAGGCTTAATGCAAAGCGAGCGGACAGAGCCCGCGCCAAAAAAAAAAGCGTAACGGCCAATAGCGCACGGGCTACCGGCAAGCTGGCCAGGCCCGTCGCTAAGGGCAACATCAGGCGAACTGGTGGCAGGCTTGGCCCTAAAAATACGATCAAGCCCGGTCCAAAATCACCGCGCACCAAAATGAATCGTGCAATCGATAATGTGATCAAAAAAGGCAAAGCCCTGAAGGGTTCTGCGGAGAAATTGCGTGGCGTGAAGAAGCAGGCTGATGCATTGCGGGGCCGGATGATGAAAGAAGACAAGGGCCGGCTTGGCAAAGCGCTATCAAAGCCATCAGTGACGGATAAGCGCAGCCGAGATTATGGCGGGAGGTTGACGAAAGGAGCACGGGGCCAGGATCCAGCGACTGGCGGGAAGAAGAGCAGGGCGAAGCGTGGCGACACGGCAGAGGCCAACATCCCGATGAAAGGCCGCAGAGGCAAGCAGCTTGATGCAAGCATTAGCAAGGCTGCCAAGCAAGTAAAAGCGGCTGAAACAGCACGGCTGATCAAGCCTAAAGCGCAGAGGAAATCTGAAAGAGCAGCAAAAGCAGAGGCGAAACGTCAGACCGCAGCAGCAAAGCCTAAGAGGGTCAGGTCTGCTGAATCCTTGCGGGTAAGCAGGGCCAAACGGATCACGAAGGAGCGATCGATCAGTCTTAATCCAGCAGGCAACACCCAAAAGGGAGCGGGACGGATGGCAGCAAATGCCAAAAGGACTCAGGAACGAGCGTTAGCCTTCTACAAAGGCAAGCCCAAACCAGCAGCAGCGAAGCCAGCAGCAGCAAAGCCAGCCGTAGCGAAGGTCACTCGCACCGGCGGTCGAATCAATGCTGGCCGAAAGGCCGACAGGAAAGCGACATTAAGCGTCAACAAAGCTCGATCAGAGGAGAGGGCCGCAAGGTTTGACGCAATGAACAA